CGCCTGAAACTTCCCAGTCTCAATCTTGAACGAGAAGTCGTTCGCGGCGTTTGCCATGTCACGCCTTCCCGATCACGGCTTCAACGATCGCGCCGTAATCAACAGTGGACTTCACCTTCCACGTCGATCCGTCAGCCATGCCGATCAGGTCATCGGCCCGCAGCGCACGCGGCATGCTGGCCGCGCACACCTGGACGAACCTGTCGCCCCGCAACGCCGCGCCCGATTCGATCTGCCGCCACGTCACTGGTCCGCCGACGGCCAACACGCTCCGCTCGACGCGCGAGTCCGCCTGATCCCCGGTGGTTACGTCGTACAGCCCTGCGTCGATCAGGGTGACGTCCACGATCACGCCAGCCACCGCCGCCACCTCGTGCCACCCGCGCTCGATTGCGGAGTTCATCGGTCCGTTCATGCCGCGGACCTCACACGCCATTCATTCACGGTAAGGATGCGCCGATCTGTCGCGAAGTCAGCGACCCCGGCTTTGCCGGCGCTGTACGCGTCGAAGCGCGACGCTCCAAGGATTTGCTTCTGGACGCCATCGTCCTGGCCCTTGAGCCAGTCCGTGTACGTCTGGCGCTCCGGCGGTTTGCCGTCGAACAGCCGGCGGATTTCTGGGGTGGCCTGATCTTTGCGGATGCCGAGCTGTCGCCACGACTTCACGCCAGGCGCGTAGAAACACCGGCACTGCATGTGAAACGGGCTTGGCGGCTCAGTCCCGTTCGCGTAGGTCTTGCCGTCAAGCGCCGCACACTGGAGACACGTCCGTTTGTCGAGTGCGGCAACGTCGATGACGGTGCCGACAACATCTGCGTTCCGATGGTAGAAGTCTCGAGCCACGTCTCCGGCTACCCGCTGCATTTGCGTGCGCGCCAGCGCCGCAGCCTCGTGCGCCGTGATCGAATTCGGACCGATGATCTTGCGGACCTCCGCAGCGATCTTTGCCGACCCGTCGCCGCGGGCTACGGCGGTCTGGAACGCTCGCGCCACGCGCTGCCCGGTCTGCGGCGCCAACCTATCAAGCCGCTCCACCATCGGCAGCACGCCTTTTGAAGCGTTTCTCGGCAGGTAGTTCGTCACCACCTTTAGCAGCATGTTCTCTGGTACGCGGAAGATTGGAAGATTTTCCGGCAGCTGCGCCAACGCATCGCCAAGCCGCGCGGCAAGCGCGTCAGCCTCCACGCCCGCCACATCGCGTACCATGCTCTCGACGTCGCGCTGCAACCGCGGGAACAGATCATTGATCGACGACTGAAGGTCGCCTAGGATTCGCGACTGGCGGGCAGCCGTGAGCCACGTAGCCGGGTCTTCGCTGCCGAGATAGGTCACGATCCTGCCAGCAAGCTCCTGCTCTAACTCACGTAGTATGATCGCGATCCTGCGGGCCGCGTCATTCTCGACGTTCACGAGCCACCGCCGCCGGAGGATCATGTCGTTGAGCATTCGCTCGTTGATGGTCCACATTGCCACTTCATATCATCTCCGCGCTTGCCGCTATCCGGTTGCCGATGAACTGCCGTACGATCCTGTCGCACTGGCTGTCCCCGCTCTCGAACGTAGCCGACATCGATCCGACGCTGATCGATTTCACAGAAGGAGCACTTGGCATGGCCGACTCACGCGATGTCGCCAAGACGAAAGCAACTTCGACCTGCGCCTCCTTGACCTCCTCTGGAACGAACGGGTCTCCGGCGCTGTCCACGTCGATCGAACGTGGGAAGGCGAGAGACTGACCGGGGTAGCCACCGATCCGCGACGTCCCCGTGTTGTGCTTGAACCCGTCGAACGGATAGCGATCTATGATCCGCGCCGCCTGGATCAGCTTGCGGACCTTCGCTTCGGCGTCGAGTTCGTCCCACGTCGACGGCCCACGCTCGGCGAGGTAGATGTCCGCCTCCGATGCGCTGGCGTAGGTGTTCGCGGTCGTGCCGGCGACGGTCGTGACGAGAGCGGGCGCTGCCATGTCACTCCTCCACGACGAGAATGGTGCGTCCGAGCTTCACCGGGCCGCCGCCGATCTTTGTGACGGTCCAGTTCGCGAACAACCGACGCGCGGCGGCAATCTCCGTCCCGAACCGCCAGCCGAACGAGTATCCGGTCGGCACGCTGCCAGCACTGATCGTGGCCCCGGTCGGCGTCAGTGCGTCGCCGTCGAGGGTCGTTACCGCGAGAGTGACGGTCGACATCAACGCGGCCGTGACGAGCGTCCCGTCCGCCTCTCGCCAGCGAAAAAGAAAGACCTCACCAGTGCTGCCCTTGCGTACACAGATCTCTTGCACGGCTAAGTACCTCATTCTTCGGGGATGTCAGGATCGCGGACGCCTCGGTCGGCCGTGGCGAAATCAGGCCCAGCGTTTCCGTCGTCGAACAGCGCCCACGCCAGATCAGGATCGACCAGTCCGTTGATTTCGATCTGCACGCGGTAGATGGTCGAGTACATCAGCCCGGAGATTTGCCGGACGTGGCAAGTTGTGATAGGGATCGTCTCCCACGCCGAGTAAACGAAGGGACCGCCGGGGACTCCTCCGACTACTGCCCGTGCCTTGAAGCGCACGACCGATCCGCGGTCCGTGTCGCATGAGAGGATAATCACTGATGGTCCGGCCACATACGCGATGTTGCCGAACACCGGAGGATCTAGGCAGACAGGAGGTTCTTCAGGATCCGTCTCCTGATTCATCCACGCATTACCGCACACGTCGATGACGGAGCCAGACGTCACGCCAAGCGCCGCCCCAGTCCGGGCGTCAACAACCGCCCCGCTCTTGACATGTAGCACGCCTGACACTTCGCTACCTCGCCGATGGCGGCGCAGTAAGACCGCCGCGATTAGGCTTTGGGGTCACCTTCGTCCCGGCGTACGTCCAGCCCGACCGCTTGCCGTCCGGCGCGCTGGTCTGCACCTGCACGAGCACCTCGGCCCCGAGCAGGACCGGGAGCATCACCGTTCCGCCACCCGGACCAGACCAATCCGACAGCACCGATCCTTGCCCGCCATCGAACCACCCCTGCGCGCGAAAATAAAATTCTTCGGGACAGACTGAGCTTACGAACACGCGGCGGATTCCTGCGGTAAGCTCCGGTGGCGTCATGTTCGCCGGCTCCTGCGCCACGGCGGGGGCTCCGTCCCCCACGACCGCCTCCGTGCTCGCGCTTACAAGCACCGGACGCGTCCCGGGATCCTGATCTCCAGCGATCCTCTTCTTGGCCATTTCTCACGCTCCTTGCTGCGTAGTGGGGAGGCGTTTCCTCCCCACTCATCCGGCACCCTACGATCAAGCGTTCGGGTTCGCGGACGCGACCATGACCGGCACGTGACCGATCGGTACGCTGTTGAAAGTTGCGCTCGCACACCCGTACATCATGTCGACGCCGATGCCCTGGCGAGTGCCGTAGTCGGTGACTTCCTCCAGCATCCCTGGCTGCTGTGACCACGCGAAGGCCGCGGCCTCGGCGCCGACCAGATGGCCGATGCTGTAGGGGAGGATGCCAGGTGTGCCGACGCCGGCGTTCGTGCCATACGCGACACGGCTCGATTCAAACAGCATGACGCCGTGGACCGCGCCGAGCCGACCGCTGAAAATCGGATTGGTTAGGTCACGCGCGCCGGCGTACTGCTGTGCGCCGAGCCAATCGCTGTCTCCGCGCAGGCTGTACGCGGCGTAGGGATGAACGATCATGATGTACCATTCCTGGCCATCGATGATCAGCGGCTTGACGAACTTGCCCTTAGCCTTCGCCGCAGCCTTCGCGATCAGGTCGGCGGTGAGCACGTCTGCGGCCTCGATCGTCGCCTTACTCGTGGCGTCTCCACCGTAGACGAGGTCGGTGGTCACGGCGTCGAGGATGTCAAAGATAGCGTTGTCGATGTGTTCGCTCGACCAGGTGACGGCGAGATTCTTGCCCCACTCGCGCAGCTCGTGGAGAGTCTTGCGCCGCTGGCTCTTGTGCACCGCGAAGCCGTTGCGGTAGTAGACCGGAGTGACGGCCACCTGGAAAAACGTAGCCTCCTCTTCGGCTCCGCTCAGCGCAGTGGTGCCGGACACGCCGGCGCCCGACGCGCGCGTGACCATGTCCACGTTGACCGTCCCGCCAGCATTGACCGTGAGGTCGCTGTTGACGATGATAGGCATTCCCGATCCGACGGGACCGGAAAATCGATCCCAGAAGATGCGCTCGCCGTTGCGCACCAGAAGATCCTGCGTCCACAGCGTGCGGATCGCGGCGGCGTTGTCGGACCCGACCAAGAATTCGGTGATACCAGCCATGATTCAGCCTCCCTGTAAAGCTTTCGACGGCCGGCATCATGCCGCGCCGCCTGTTCTGCTACTCGATATCGGATTCGGAGAGCAGGGCGCGCATGTCGTCGCGCTCCTCTTTCGTGAGGTTCGCCACGCCCTTCTTCGCGTAGGCCGTGAGCTTCGCCTTGGCGTCTCCGCCAGCAGGGCTCGTGCCCTTACCGGCCGGGGCGCCGACGGCTCCGTTCGTGGTAGCGCCAAGCGCACGCGCGAGTTGGATCTGCCTGTCGATCGGAATACCGTCGAGCGCCCTCTTGTGCTCGTCCGACAGTTTCGCGAAGAGCGGCTCCAACTCGGCCTTCTGTCCGGCGCGGAACTGCTCGACGTCCTTGCGGAGCGAGTCGCGCTCGGCCGCGTCCTTTTCCCGCGCCGCCTTCTCGGTCTCGTACAGTGTCCTGAACTGGCCCTGTTCCTCGGCCGCCTTCTTCGCCGCCGTGTCCGCGTCGCGCGCCGCCTTCGCGAGCGCTTTTGCTTCGTCCGCCGAAGCCACGCCGAGTTCCTTTAGCAGCGCGTCCCGCTCTTCGCGCCTACCCTTCTCGATACCCTTGCCGTATCCCGTGTCAAACTGCCCCTGGCCGGCGTTGGGGTCGCCGTTACCCGAAGCGGACCGTTCAGGGCCGCCCGCACCGCCCTCGGGCGTTTCAAACCGGCGCTCGCCAGCGCGAAGAGCGAATTCCATGTCACACCGTCCCTGTTCATGCTATGCCGGGATTGAGGATCCCGGCCTCCTCGGCGTGGAGTCGCTCGACCTCCGCACCGACTTCTTCGTCTGACATCTCTGGATTCAGCCGGCGGATGGCTCGTTCCCTTGAGAGCAGCCCCGCCGTGCGTTCGAGGTTCGTCGATTCGACGACATCGGAGCGCGTCAGCGGCAGCACGTCGCCGTAACTGACGGACACGCCGTCGTCAGGCATCTTCGCCAACAGCAGGGCCAACCGCGCCATCTCCGACACGCCGCGCGTCCCGAACATCCGCTTGCACTCGACGGCATCGACGGTGTTGATCGCGCGCAAGCGCAGCGCGTTCGACGACTCGACGCCGGCGCCCTCTTCGAGCCCGAGCAGCGCCGGAGACATCTCCATGTTGAGGCAGAAGAGGCGGATTGCGCTCTTGAGATGTTCGTAGGCTTCGGTCAGCCTCGCGTCCCACGTCAGGTATTCGTAGGGCGCTTCATCGCCACCGCGGCGCGGCAGGAAGCGCGATCCTGAGATGTCGACGCGGACGTCGCCGTTCTCTGGGTTGGTCCGCATGGCCATCTGCGGCCCCTGCATTTTCGGGTCGGCGTGCTTGTCGAGGATCGCGCTGATCTGAGAGACGCGGCTCGTGATCTCGTTCGCCAGAGGCTCGTTGCCGAGCATGTCGCTGTCGCCGTAGGCCGTTTCTTCGTCGGTGACGTTCGACCAGACAGCTACCAGCGGCTCGTCGACGCCGGTAGTTTCCTCGGGCGGGAAGACCTTTTCATCGAACCCGAGCGTGGCCCACGCCACGGAGACGCCGAGCTTTTCGCTTCCGGCACCGCCTACCAGAGCGTGCGCTAAGCGCGCGATCCGTCCAGGCTCGTGAATCTCTTGCAGTAAGTACTCGCGGCCCTCATACGACTGCCGCCACGCGAAGACGTGACGCTCTACATGCGATCCGTCGGCGGCGTCGACCTCCGGGAACCATGTCCACGGGTCGCGGGCGTTGATCTTCACGACGCCATCGGCGCTACGGCTCACCGTCACCACGGCGTTGCCGTAGCCGCACATGCGGAACGCGCAGCGGTGCAGGATAGGGATGCCGCCGCTGGCCTCCAGCGCCGCGTCGATCGCCTTCTGCGCTTCGCCTTTACCGTCGCCGGCCCGGATGGTCAATCCACGGATCATCAGGCTGGCAAACTTCCTCTCGATCACGCGCGGGAGATTCACAACCACGGACAGCTCGGCGTCGAGCCGATGGATAACTTCCTTCGTGCGCTTGTCGCGGCCGTAGTCCACGTCCGACCAGCCGCGCAGGGCGCTGCGGGCCGACCAGGCGAGAGCGTGATCCCCGCGCATGATGCGGCGCAGCCGCGTGTACGTCTCGTACCGCCCTGCGTTAATGTCTCCCGGAAAGTCGTCTCCGCGCGCGAATGGCATTACGCAGCCCTCCGCAGTTCAGACGGATCATCGAACATCTCGCACAGCGGGTAGCCTAGCGCGTCGGTTAGGTGTTCGACGCCGACGTAAGAGTGACGGCCGACCTTCCACGTGACGCCCTTGTCTACCTGCTGCGCGCCCTCCTTGCGGACGGTGCGCTCGAAGCTCTGGATCACGTGCGCGCAGTGCGGATCGACAAGCAGCGAAACCGTGCCCCTGGCATTCTTCAGCAGCGCGTTTACCGTGTTGTGGCGGCGGGATACAGACGGGTTTTTGTGGGCCACTAGGCGCTCGATGTCCGCTCCATGAAGCCCGGCGTCGGCCTCAGCGGCCATGATATCGAAATCGCTGCGGTGCGAGTCCTGGCGGGTGTCGCGGTGCTCGCCGCTGGCGTCTCCGCAGACGTAGACGAGTCCGCGGTGCGCGCGG